TTCCAGCTCCGACCGTAACGCCCGTATGAGTATGCGTAGCTCCGCTATTCTTGCCGTTATGAGTTAGCGTCGTTGAGGTGATTGTAACGTCGGTCGCTACGATCTCAACCGTAGGTGCTGACACTTTTACTTTACTAGCCCCTAATGACACTTTTACCGTACCGCTTATGTTTTGAAGCACTATATTATTGGCGTCTTCGCTTGCAATAGTATACCCTCTCATTACGTCGGGATAAAATACTGCATCGCTAAAGCTCTTTTTTCGTATAGTGTTTGGTGCTGAATTTTCATAGCTTTGAAGGAATATGGAAATATCCCTATCATTCGCTTTTATCCAGCCTAAATCGCCCGCTTTAATCGGAAACGATAGAATAAAATCGCCACCACCGTATTGATAGACTGGTATAGAAGCCAATTGCGCTCTCTTTATGGTCGTATCGGACGTTGTGATCATCATTATCATAGGCTCTATTACTGCGCGGTTTGTAACACGGTTATAGCTCACTACACGAGCGGGAAGCATATCGTCCGTATTTTGTAGTATCTTGCCTACAATGTGACGAAATGCTCCCGTTAAGTCACCTTCGTCAGCTGGGTCAATAGATGGAATGTTTTTAGGCACGTTTCGCCTCCAATACTAAATAAAAGGGATTGTCACGGTTGGCAATATCAAAGCCCAGCTTATAAACGATGTACATACCGCTTGCCGACGGGTTCAATTTACTTTCAATAATCAAAGCAGTGCCTATTTGGGTATCGTTATCATAAAGGCATTTTACTTTTATTCCATGCTCTGTGATTTCGGGTATCCCTATCATTCCAGTTTCGAGATTTAGCGTTCTGCTTTTTCCATTGATAGCCACATTGTTGTCTTTAACGATTAATTTATCATCATCGATAAAAGCGTTGACCCCGCCCGCATTTGCAAGGCGTTCTACTTGCTTAATGGACGCACCCGTGAATGAGTAGTTAGCAATCTTTTTATCCTTTGCCTCAAACAATAGCGATAACCCTAAGTCTTTAGCTACGTCTTTAGCTATTTTGGATAAATCGGTCGTATCGGCTTTAGAGCGTGATATAACGTCACCCTTGGCGTCGCTTTTGGTGGCCGACTTAATCACTAAGTCAATATCGGGTGGCTGCGATACCGTCGCGCTAATAATGTCACCGATAAACACAACGGCTGTACCGGTTGACACACGCCCCGCTTCAAGTATCAATCGTTTAGGGGTGGTTGACTTGATGAATGGTGAAGTTTCAGAGAGAATATAATCGCGTACCTCTTTCGATAGGTTGGTGATTTTAACCTCACATTCATTTTCGGTTGCGTTTGCGTATTTTGTACCGCTTGCCGAAATTGCAAGATCGGAGTAATAGCGGATAACGCCCTTTACTTCGATTCCGATTCTAACGATACGAGGGTCAAGCACGATAATCTTCCATTTCAGAAGGCGTTAAATATACGAGGGATTGAGACACATTGAATTTTGTATAATCGGGATACTCTTCATTTTCAGTCACAAAAAAGAAGTTTCCATTCTCTAGATATCGATAAGGAATAATCGGCATATTTGGCAAGCACTTTACCCCTTGCAATATCACCACGTTATCCATCATTATATCGGCTATTATACTGACAGTTGTTTTTAATGATATCTCGAAATCAATATCATTTATGGTAATACTTACTTTTTGATTTGGTATTGATTTAATGGAAATATCTATCACGATAACCAACTTTTTAATACGGATTGTTTTTTCACCTTGTCACCCTCTTTTGTTTCGGTAGGCTGTTGCTTTCCGCTGTTAGAAGTTTTTGAGTGCTTACTATCTTTTGGACTGGATACCGTCGGGTTTTTACCGACAACATATTTGGCGAACTTTACCTCTTGTAGTTTAACGGCCATCGTCAATGCGTCATACATTTCGGGGTCTTCGTCGTGAGGCATATTCGAGATTATCATCGAGCGATACGTACCGCTTCGAGTTTGGACAATCAATAAAGTGGCTGCAGTAAAATACGACTTAATCGATTCGTATACCGAGCGATAATCTGCTGATGAAATAATCATAGAGAGTTCAATATCAATCGGCAATATCACGGTATGGTCGGTGACGGTTGAGCCGTCCTCCACGGGATGACTCATAACAGATGAATTCTCATTAACCTTTGCTTTAATCGCTCTCGCATTAGTGAAGAGTTGATTGAATGAAGTGCTATCAAATATCCCTACTACGTCCTGAGAGGCGGATGCGATGCGTGTGTTATCGTTTGCCATTACGCTTTAATCCCATCGTCGTGGTTTGATGTTGCTCGTTTAAGTTGTGAGTTAAGATGCCCACCAACGCTTCGAGCAATGCCTTCGCTATCCGTTGCTTTCGTCTTAATCTCGACTTTACCCACCGTAACGTTAGATGACTGTGAGGTAGTCCGGCTGTTTGCTATTGCCATTGAATTGGTGCTGTTGATAGCTGAACCTGATGCCGCACGAACTTGACTTCGAGCGTTTTGAATTCCTTTAACCGATAAACTCAATGACTTATCTAATGGGCTTGGAATCGCTACGGAGGATTTAGACTCATGGGGTAAAGCCGTCAAGATGGCGGGCGGTACTGCTGAGGGCTTCCAGGGTACATTATCCACCATAAGTGCTGACTTCGCAATGATAGCCACCAAGGGTACTTCTCGTATGCTTCCATTTTGGAAAGAACTTGGTATCAATCTAAAAGACTCTCACGGCAAAATGCGTGAAGTTATGGACGTACTTCCTGAATTAGCTGATAAGATGGCGGGATTATCCAAGGGCGAATCGATGGGTATGGGGCGAAAGCTCGGACTTGACGAAGGGACTATTATGCTCCTTCAACAAGGAAGGCGTGAAGTAGAAGCCCAAATCAAACAACAGAAAGAAATGGGAACAGTCACCGCTGAACAAGCAAAACAAGCGGGCGAGTTTAATGACGCACTCGACCAGCTCTCAATGAATTTCCGCGGTATGTTTCTAAACGTAGGCAGTTCGCTCATTCCCGCTTTCAAATGGGTGATAGAAGTGTTTGATACAATGAGTAAGTTTTTCCGCAAGCACTCGGACTTTATCACGGGACTATTTATCGCTTTGGGTGCGGCCGTGATGTTCTTTTTAGTCCCTCCACTATTAACCGCAGCAGGCGCAGCGTTGGCGGCTATGGCTCCATTTCTTCTAATCGGTGCGGTTGTCGCAGTCGTAGCGGGTGCGTTCGCATTACTCTATGATGATGTGATGAACTTTCGAGCGGGTAATGAGTCAATGATTGGTGACTTATACGCTAAATATCCCGTTGTTAAATCATTGATCGATGGAATAAGTGAAGCGTTCGGGACTATGAAGGTCGTGGCAACTGAAATTTACGGGTTAATGGGAGACTTATTTACGCTTGGAACCGTAAGCGCAGAAGCGTTTTGGAACTCACTCAAGACGGGTGCGAATTGGATGCAAAATACGTTCCCGTTATTGTTTGAATTAGTTGGTAAACTCGGTGATATTTTCGGGATTATTTTAGACGGTATCACAAACGCATTTTCTTCTACTTTTGACGGGATTATCAACGAATTCAAAACCTTTGCGGGAATGGTCGGGATTGATTTATCCGTTAAAGGAATTCAGAACGCTCGAAGTCAAGTACGTGCGGCATCAGGTTCAGCTATCAACAGTACTAATTCAATGGCAATAGCGAACAGTCGTACCACCTCACAGTCATCTAATGTGACAGTGGGTAAAGTGGAGATTAAGACGAAAGCGACGGACAGCGAGGGCATTGCTCGAAGCGTTGGTGGTCATCTTAATGCTCAATTAAAACGTGCCACTTCAAATCATGATGACGGGGTCAAAATCTGATGGCAAACGATAACACACGCATTGCATCCGCCTCTCAAGACGTAGTCGGTATTTTTGATAGCGCTTCATTTAATCAACTCTTCACTAATGCGAGAGCGATTAAAGCAAAGGTTAATGAGAACTCATCCGTTATGAGTCATCCCGTAGAGGACGGCTCAACTGTTACCGACCATACTGTAATTTTGCCGATTGACATTGAACTCTCTATGATTATTTCATCAGCAGATTATCGCTCAGTATACGAATCGATTAAGTCGTACTTCATCGCGGCAACTCTTCTAATCGTCCAAACTCGAAGCGGTACGTATCGCTCAATGATAATATCAAATATGCCTCACGATGAAGATCCCGAAATGTACGACGCATTGACGATGGCTGTTAAACTGCAAGAGGTAAAGTTCGCCAAATATGTCGTAGGTAAAAACCCGACGGTATCAAGTCCAAAAAATAGCAAGCACTCGAAAACTTCTAACAGCGGTAAGCAACAGCCGACCGAAACAAAGACGGGCGATAAAGAGAAAAAACAATCTGTATTAAAAAGTTGGTTATCGTGATAGATATTTCCATTAAATCAATTCCAAATCAAAAAGTAAGCGTCACAATAAATGATATTGATTTCGAGATAGCATTAAAAAGCACTGGCGTTGTAATAGCCGATATAACGATGGATAATGTGGTGATATTGCAAGGCGTGAAGTGCTTGCCAAATATGCCGATTATTCCTTATCGATATTTAGAGAATGGAAACTTCTTTTTTGTAACTGAAAACGAAGAATATCCCGATTATACAAAATTTAATGTATCTCAATCGCTCGTATATTTAACGCCTTCTGAAATGGAAGCTTATCGTGCTTGACCCTCGTATCGTTAGAATTGGTATTGAAGTGAAGGGTGTTATCCGCTACTACTCTGACTTGGCAATTTCGGCAAGCGGTACGAAATATGCCAACGCCACCGAAAATGAATGTGAGGTTAAAATCACCAACCTATCGAAAGAGGTGCGCGATTACATCCTCTCTGAAACGTCACCATTCATCAAGTCATCCACTCCTAAACGATTAATACTTGAAGCTGGGCGCGTATCAACTGGCACGGCCGTTGTGTTTATCGGTGACATTATCAGCGCGACGGTATCGCAGCCTCCCGATATTGACTTAGTGATTAAGTCGGCCACCAAGAGCGACGCAAAAGGTGACGTTATATCCCGCTCAAAAGCAGATACGACTGACTTATCGAAGATAGCTAAAGACGTAGCAAAAGATTTAGGGCTATCGCTTCTATTTGAGGCAAAGGATAGAAAGATAGCGAATTATTCTTTTACGGGTGCATCCATCAAACAAGTAGAACGCCTTGCAAATGCGGGTGGGGTAAACGCTTTTATCGATGATGATAAATTAATCGTTAAAGACAATAATGTGCCTATCAATGGTAAAAGTCGAACGCTAAATCTTGAAACGGGAATGATAGGGATACCCGAAATTACAGAGCATGGAATCAAAGTAAAATGCCTTTATGATAACGATACCCAAATAGGAACTGCTTTGATTATTGAAAGCAAGTTAAACCCGTCGGCAAGCGGTACGTATATCGTTTATAAGTTAGGGTTTGATATTGCAAACCGTGACAACCCATTTTATTTAGTATTGGAGGCGAAACGTGGCTGAAAATATCCCATCGATTGACCCAGCAGATGAAGGCGACTTAACGGGGGCGTTTCGGCACATTGTAGGCAAGATATTACAGAACACAGACGATATGCTTCCCGCTCGTGTAGTGAGCTACAACCGCACCACAAATCGTGCGGTAATCGAGCCTATGATAATGATGGTTACAACGTCCGATACGACCATTAATCGCGCTCAACTGGCTTCTATTCCAGTATACCAATATGGGGGCGGTGATTTTATTCTATCGTTTCCGATTAAAGAGGGTGATTTAGGATGGATAAAAGCCAACGATCGGGATATTTCTATCTTCCTTCAAAGCTATGCGAATTCAGCTCCAAATACAATACGTAAAAAAAGCTTTAGCGATGCGGTATTTTATCCCGACGTAATGAGAGGGTATACTATTGCAGGCGAAGATACTAATAATGTAGTGCTTCAAAATATAAGCGGTACGGTAAAAGTGTCTTTAGGGGCTAATAAAGTCAAGGTATCGGCTCCAACGGTCGAGATCGTAGCGACTGACGTTACAATCACCTCAACGACACTGATGCATAACGGTAAGAATATCGGAGCGACGCACGTCCACAGCGGGGTGACGGTCGGAGCAGGAACAACAGGAGTACCAACGTGAGAACATTTAACACAGACGGATTAAACAACGATTTATATATCGCGCCAAACGGTCAATTATCGATAGTTTCGGAATTGTCGGCACTCGCTAAAGTATGCGAGAACGTCGTTAAAACCATGATGGGCGAATTAGTCCTTCAAGGTGATGAGGGTATCCCAAACTTTCAGGTTTTATGGGTCGGTAATCCAAATATCGCTCAGGCTGAAAATGCAATACGTGAGGCACTAATGGGTGTTGATGGGGTTCTCGATGTTGTCGAGCTGTCCTCATTTGTTTCTGACAGCGTTTTAAATTATACTGCTATTATTAAAACGATTTATGGAGAGGTTTCCCTTGGCGTATGATTATGTAACTACATCGGGGATAATCGTACCCGATACCTCGACAACATTAGCGGAAGTTCAAGCCGAATATCTCCAAAACTTTGGGGCTGATTTAGACCTCACACCATCAACTCCTCAAGGTGTAATGATTACGGCTACGACTTTGGAGCGTGACGGTATCGCCCGATTAAGTGCAGACGTAGCAAACCAATTTAACCCTAATCTATCGGGCGGAGTATTCCTTGACGCTATCTGTGCATTAAGCGGATTATCACGAGTAACTGCTACACGCTCGACCGTAACCGTAACCGTGGTTGGAACATCGGGAACGATTATCAACTCGGGGGCATTAGCCGAAACGACCACGGGCGATTTATTTCAAGCGGTCACGACTACCACTATCCCAATTGGTGGCACTATCGATATGGTGTTTCAATCGGTAGAACTTGGAGCTATTCCAGCGCCTATCGGAACGTTAACGGTAATCGTAGACGGTATTCTTGGATGGACTTCGATTACTAATGCCGCGGCCGCCACTCTTGGAGTTGAATCACAGTCCGATTTATCACTCGGTCGATTACGTAGACGCACGTTAGCGTTGCAAGGCGTACAAACCACAGAAGCGGTTATCTCAGGACTCTATGCCGTAAGTGGTGTGCAGTCATTACAGTTTAGAGAGAACGTCGAAGCTACCACCCAAACGATAGACACTATCTCAATGGTGGCCCACTCAATTTATGTTTGTGTCAATGGTGGATTAGATACGGATATCGCTCGCTCTATTTTAGATCATCGTTCAGCGGGTACAAACTTCAACGGGACTACTACCGTAGCTACAACATCGGCAAGCGGGCAAGTGATTAATGTTAAGTTCTCACGACCTTCTGTTATCGGTGTATTGATTAAGGTTACAGTGCGATTAAACGGTGCAAGCGGTACGGTATCCGATACGATTAAGAATCGAATACTCGATTATGCTAACGGACTGATTGAGGGAGAGGATGGCTTTGCGGTCGGAGTGTCCGTATCTCCTTTTGATATTGCAGGGGCGGTTATGGGAGTACAAGGTGTTTACGTGGTATCGGTAGAAATAGCTCCTACATCTACGGGCGTGTATCAATCGACCGAAATAGCAATCGCTATCAATCAAATCGCTTCCACTTCATTAGGTGGAATTCAGGTCGTAATCGTATGACGATAGAACAGTTTGATTTTACTGTAGATATTACAAAGTCACTATTGTGGCAGTATAACAATGCGGAAAAATTGCAGACTGTTTTAACTCAACAGCAAACATGGTTAGATCAAAACGTCAAGAACTTTTGGGATGGCTTCATTACCGATATTTTTGACTTACGGACGGCCAACGATTTCGGCTGTCAAGTGTGGGCGATTATTTTAGGGGTTCAATTTTCGATTCAATCGGATGTACCCCCGGTATGGTTCAATTTTCTTAATTCAAACGGTACAAACTTTTCACATGGCGGGTTCTATCCATCTGGCGGTGTCATTTTGACCACTGCACAAAAAAGAACTATACTTCAATTACGATACCGACAAATAACATCGAATGCAACGATTGACGAGATGTATCGTGCTGTTATTCAGATTTTGCCGATTACGAGTATTATTGACAATCTAAACATGACCGTCACGATTACAGCGGTAACGCCCGACTATAAGACTCAATTTATTATAGATAATTACGACGTTATCCCTCGGCCAGCGGGCGTTAAGATTATTTGGAACTTCACTTAAAAAGGAAACAATATGGCAAAATGGTTTAAAACTTTATGGGCAGCAAGCGGTGACAAAACGGCAGTACCCGACGCTTTGGACGTATCGGGAGCGGTTAGTTATACCGAAGGGTACAATCTCAATTATGAGCGTGTTTTAGGTACTGACCCGCTCGCTCGTGCTATTGAACGACAAAAGCTAAACTATGTTTTAAGCGACGTTACGGGAGCATTGCAACAGTACCAAACTAAAGGGTTCCCCGATTATATCGACGCAGCAACAAATGGCGGTACAGCCTATGCTTACGCTGTTAATGCGGTGGTTCGATTTACGGATGATAAGAACTACATCAATACGGTTGCGGCAAATACTAACGCCCCAAATGTAAGCGGATGGGTATTGCATAATGATATCGCATCAACGGTTCACGCGGCAACCGCTAAAACTGCTTTGGTCGATGCTGACGAATTGCTATTGATTGATAGTGCCGCTTCAAATGTACTAAAGAAAACAACGTGGGCGGATATTAAATCTTCATTGCTCACGAGCATCGGGGCTATGATCGCTTCATTGACTACTAAAACAACTCCAATCGGTGCGGATGTATTTCTAATATCCGATAGTGCTGCATCAGGAGTCGCTAAAAAGCTTTCACTAACTAACTTGATGGCTATGATATTTACATCGCCCACAATTACTGGCGCACCTCTTGCTCCAACGGCGGCGGTCGGTACGAATACAACCCAATTAGCCACAACAGCTTTTGCTAATGCTGCCGCAGGAGGAGTTAATACGCCCGCCGCATCATTAGCTACTAACGGGTACTCAAAGTCAGCAAATGGTTTGATAGAACAATGGGGTACAACCGCAAACATTCCCGCAGGCGGTTCAGTGGCGGTTACTTTTCCAATACCATTTGCAACCCAATTATTTGGGGTAGTGGCTACCTATAGAGCTTTTGGTTCTGGGCCCAACAATGGTATAGTATCTCCACAAGTTACTCTTGAAGCGTTAGGCGGGTTTACAATATCTAACTTTGACCCTGACACGGGCGCACCAGCTTTTTGGTTTGCGAAAGGATATTAATATGGCTAATTTAATCACCGTCCCATCAAGCGTGTACCAACAATGGAAAATCGTATTTAAGGGGGAATGATGAAATTTACCACTCCACTTGATACTCGACAAATAGATGAAGATACGTTCGTATTGCTTCATAGACTCATCTATAAAAATAATGATTTCATCATAACGGTGTATAAAAACTTTGACTTCGATGGGGCATCAATTCCTCGTATCTTTTGGACTCTAATTGGTTCACCTACGACAGGGAGATACACTAAGCCCGCTTGTTTGCATGATGCGCTTTATGCCTCAAAGATATTTGACCGTAAAATGTGTGACTTGCTATTTCTCGAAGCAATGAAGGCTGAAAATGTTGGATATATCACTCGTACTCTCATTTACAATGCTGTTCGTGTTGGAGGCTTTATGGCTTATAATAATCGTGATAACATACAGAAATACAGAAACTTAATTAGCGTGGAGGTACTCAATGATTAATTTATGGATGTTGCGATTACGTCAAGCTCAAATCGTTTTAAAAGTAATTAGATTTTTAACCGTTAAAAAATAATGTTACAATGCGTCAATGAAGTAAAGGAATAGTTGTGGGCGTTAATGAAGTGTCTGAGATAAGAAGGTTAGAATCCCTTATTGACCAAAATATTGGAGCGACAAGAGGATTAGCCGATAAGGTACAAAAATTAAGCGATGATTTGTTGGCTATTGAAATACACAGAGAACATGAAAAAGAAATGGCAGATAGAACCTCAGACCAAATAAATAAGCTCACAACCGCAATAAACTCCCTTAATGATACTTTTGCCACACTTAATGGAAAAGCGCAGGGAGTATCCATGATGGTAAAAGCGTTTTGGGCGATATCAGGAACTATTTTAACCGCTTCTATTTTATGGCTATCAACCACAATCGTCGAACTAAAGATGCAAGTTGCAGTGTTGCAAAGTAGGGAGAAGCCACAATGATAATACCGATAATCTTAACTTTCCATTTATTACTTTTTGGGATAAAAATATGGGCTGTTTTTATGTTTGCAAAAAAATTTAATAATTACCCTTATATGTTTTCATGGTCAATGTTTTATTTATTTTCAGAAGCTTTGTTTTTACATTTGTTTTTTATGAATATAGATTTGTATATCTATGAACTTTTAGCTGTAATAGATCAAAGTATTTTTACAATAGGATTAGTATTCTATCTTACAAAGGAGGAATATTATGTCAAAAGGACGAACTAACGGCGGAAGCCCAAGACCACCAAAG